CATCAAACTGCACTACTGTCGGTTGGTAATGGCTTATTATGGTATAGTTATGTGTGAATACACAACTAGTTTTTCAATGACAATCCGTAATTATAAAGAGTATCTGAGATCGAATATAGAAATAGTTTCAGTCTGGGTAGGGAAGGAGGTTCCTGGGCCGACAATCACAGGCGTACCTCTGGTTGACGTAACGCACATAATAGGCACCGCGCAATCTGCCGCCGACCTCAAAGATTTTGCCGATGACGGTTACGATCCAGGAACGAACAAAGTTCAAGGTGTCGTGCTGGTGGATACCACAACCGCCAACACCGATATGCGCGGCACCGATTCGGCGTTGCTGGCAGCGGATATTAATCTAACAGCTGGCGCCATTGATAACGTGACGTTGGTTGCCACGACTACTACCAATACTGATATGCGAGGCACAGACTCTGCGGCCCTAGCTTCTGTGTGTACTGAGACCCGATTGTCCGAACTGGATGAAGCGACTGGCGGTAAAATGGCCAATCAAGTGGATGTCATTCAAACCGATACGACGACAGATATTCCTGCATCGATCACGGCATTGAACGATATTTCTGTAGCGGACATCCTAACCACGCAGATGACTCAGAGTTTTTCTGCCGATGGTGTGGCGCCAACATTGACTGAAGCATTGTTCTTGATTCAGCAAATGCTAGGTGATTTCGCAATATCCGGTACCACACTCACAGTACGGGAGATCGACGGATCTACTACAGCAGCTACCTTTACTCTTGATAGCGCAACGGTGCCGACAAGTCTGACCAGAGCGACTTAAAATGGCGATTGCCAATGTCGTCACCCGCGGCTACGGACCAAGTGCAAGCATCGCCTTTGTTGTTACTCGTGGGTATTCGGTCGGTCTCGATGTAACAGCCGTAATTGGCGGCACCACGGCATTTACAGAGGCACAAGTTCAAGCTGGTGGCGAAACTATTGTCATCACAATAACCAACGATACTTGGGTAGCAGCTGGCGCTGCCTTTGACGCCCAACGTCAGAACATCATCAACGGTATCAGTTCGGCACAATCCGAGATTACCGGCTGGAACAAGGAGGTACGTGACAAAGAAGTAGTCACCGCCGTTGTCAGAACCTCGAGCACGGTAGTTACCGTCACGCTATCTGCAGCCAGTGCGTACAATGTGGCACAGAACGAAACCATTACGGTGGTGGTGCCCGACGAGGCGCTTGTTACGTCATCTTCGTCAGTTACGGGTACACCGACAATTGGTGTGACGGCCGATGCGGCGTTACTTGCCGATCACATCCTGAATTTCGCATCTGTGTCCAGGAACCTCGAATTCGTAGGTAATCCCGCGCGCCGGACTGAATTCTCATCGGTAAGTAATGTCATCAAGATAGTGGGTACAGTCCCGCGGCTAGCGTTTATACTTCTCGATACAGATGGTAGTCTGCTTCAGGAGAACGGCTTGGAGATCGAGATCTAGTGGGCAAAATTTATAATGAGCTGAGCGAAGTGACGGTCACCGTTGAGCCTATTGATACAGCGGGTGACCCTTACACGCCAACGACTGCTCGCTATCGAGTTGACGATTGTCTTAGTGAGGATGAGCTCGTTGCGTGGACCACCATTCCAACACCATCAACTTCGATGCAAATCACGATTCCCGGCTCTGTGAACGCCATTATAGGGAGTCGGCGAACACCGGAGCCGAAGGTCGTCACTGTGAATACTGACAATGGCCTGGCTACTCAGACTTTCGAGGAATATATTTATCGCGTCAAAGATCTCAAATTTGCCCAGATAGCCTGATTCCAGGCCCAGATACCGACCTAATTCGTCAAGGCTTGTAATTTTGTTTGATCAATTCCACTGATACTGGCTTCACTCTTCCTGCGGCAATAGATCTGACATAACCTGCGGAGATATTAAACATTTCGCCTACTTCTCTAGCAGGGATGAATTGGAGACTATTGTTATATATACGGGCTATTTCAGCGTAGTCTTGAGGACGCAGTTTTTGCGCAGCGCCTCGGTATCTTCCTCTGGCGAGACAATCTCGCATGTTTTTCTTTTGCGTTCCTATTTCCAAATGGGTGGGGTTTACGCATGCCGGATTGTCACAATCGTGACAAACAAGCAATCCTTCTGGGATATCACCTTTGTAGATAATATACGAGAGTCGATGAGCCGCTATGTTCTTGCGTCTGTAGCGAGCCTGCCCATAACCATCAAAATTAAGAGACTTGGTCCATATCCAACAACCAGATGAAACTATTTCTATATTCGATCTCAGATACTCTTTATAATTACGGATTGTCATTGAAAAACTAGTTGTGTATTCACACATAACTATACCATAATAAGCCATTACCAACCGACAGTAGTGCAGTTTGATGAGTATTTATTGGTTCCATAGTGGCGATGCTGAGTCCTTCAGAGCTAAACTCCTAGACACCAACGCCCAGATACTTGCAGCCCTTGTGTTCAACGAACGATATAACGACTTCTGTAGGTCGTGGTCTGATGCCAAAGAAGAATCTAAGGATTACGACGACATCCTAAACGGAAAGCGAATCCCTTACATGGGGTGGTTCTGGCGCTCTATCAACTTCTGGTCTGGGGAGATCCCATTGGGTTTCAATCAAGGCTATGTTGGTTTCATGGAGAACAACAAATGGGACCATCATGAGAGATTAATGTCTCCGCATGAAACCAAACAACTTATGCTCTACCTTGACGAAGCGATGGAATCATCCAGAAAGGGCGGAGATTTAGGCAAAATACATGATGAAGTGCGTGACAAATTGAAAGTCATACGCGATTGGATGCAAGGCCTACCAAGGCTTGTGTAATGCTCGCCTACTGCACATTTCTGTAAACGCCGGGCCAAAGCAGCAAGGCGAAAGGCGAGGGATGTGGCGGCATAGTAGGATATAATCAAGCCTCAAGGAGATAAATCATGCCAGGACACACAACGAAGGAACGCGCCAAAAACAAGAGAAAGCCAAAGGCGAAGGCGAAAAAGAAAACCGTACATCGCACTGGCCATCGTACTGGGCGATAATGGACCTAACAAAAGCAGATATTGAAAAGATCGAAACTGGAGTAAGGGGTTTGCGTGAATCTTTGGCCCCATTCCACCTGGGTGTCGAATTGGTCTGCGAGGCTACGTACCATGGACGCAGTTACGCTTGCGATGTGGTCGAACCCTACGGATGGTGCCCGGAAGGGGCATGTCCGTTTCACGATTAAAAGCCATGTCAAGCGTCACTAGCAAAGACCGTCTTCGACGCCGCAAACACGCTGCTGTCATGCGTGAATTCAAGGCAGGCAAGCTCAAGAGCAGTTCAGGGCGCAAGGTGACGAATCCGAAACAGGCTCAGGCGATCGCGATCAGCGAATCAAGGAAATTAGATTGACAACAATAGCATTTGACGGATCGACGATCGCATTTGATACTCAACTTGGTCACGAATATAAGATTGCCCGCGAACCATTCATGAAGGTTCGTGAAGTCTCTGGATCATATTATCGATTTGCCGGTGGAAGCGGTTTGCCTGCGGCTGTTGATATCTTTATAAATTGGGTGATTTCAGGCCACGATAAAGACTGTTTCCCCAAAATTTGTGTTGAGAAAGATGATTGTTGCACTTTTGTCGCAATCACCAATGATGGATATTGGCATCGTTTTTCGTTGTCTGGGATTGCTTATCTTAAGACGAGAGAATTAGAAACCGCTGGTAGCGGTGGCGACTTTGCGTTGGGGGCTATGATGGCTGGTGCCAATGCCGTAGAAGCCGTGCGCATCGCGGCTGAATTGGACCCTCATACAGGGGGTAAGATCTTGTCATACCCCGTCAAACCCCAAGTGAAAGCGGTTCAATGAAAGGAACTGGCCATCGGCAGAAACCCAAATTCAAGGGAAAGTCTGGTAGAAGTCGCTACACTAGAGGGATGCAGCTTCACAATCACGAACCATTATTCATGCTTAGACCAATGTTCTCTCGTTTGAATAAAGATATTGTTGGCGCGCTTTTGAACAAAATTATGGCGTTTAACGCATGACCGAGACATACAGCAATGTGGTTCATGGAATACACCGGTGGTCGATCAGATGTCTTATGGCTATGGGAAGGATGGGCGCCATGCTTAGATGCCTGGAAAGCCATGAGCTGTTGCAGTAGAGGCCGTTTGGCGCGATTATCCCAAGAAATCAAATAGCTAGGCTCATATCAAGTGGAATCAGGAGCACAACCAGGCAACAGGAACGCCACAAAAGGCGCTGATTGGCGGGACGCTATACGCTATGAACTTGCCGCGATAGGGCGCGACGTTGAGGGCGATGATCCTGCTTACCGTAAAGGGCTGAGAAAATGCGCTGCTAAGTTCATTGAGGCTGCCTGCGATGGCAATCTCCTTGCATTGAAAGAACTTGGAGACAGAATGGATGGAAAGGCGCCACAGGCTATAGAACTAGGCGGTCCTGATGGCGGTCCGATCCCTGCTGTTGCATGGTCTATCCTGCCAGTAACCCCAATAGACAAGGCCGATGAGCAAGCATGAAACCAACCTGTTTGCTTTGTGATGGTCGACATTGGTATAGCGAGCCATGTGTTGAATCTGAGCCCGCCAGTATCGTTAGACATTTAGCTAACAAACGTCCAGAGTTAGACAAACCTCTAACTAACGGGGAATGTTCTCATTGTGGCCAGGATCTCAACATCACCGACGAGTACAATAGAATCTATGATCTCTACGTAACCTTGCGTGATAAACCACCATTCGACAAGAAATCCTATCAGCGAGAATATATGCGCCGACGCAGAGCAGGGGATATGACATGAATGACGAACAAATCCTACGCAAGCTGGCCGAGATAGAAGGACTGAGGAGCGCGACCTTTCACGAAAAGATGATGGGTAGTGATGGCTCCTGTCATCCCAGAATTGGTTACGCGCCAGACCCCTCGCCAAGCGGAATAACGTTCGATGTTATGTTGTGGTTTGACCCGCTAACCAGCTGGCTAGATTGCGGGCCATTGCAAGAATCTCACGATGTTTGGACCGAAAGCGACGGTGATGGATGGCATGGGATTTGTGACGGTTGCCGTTCAACAGACCCCGACCTCAAGCGGGCCATCTGTCTCGCTATCATAGAATCCCAAGTAGCAGAGAAAGCGGCGTGAATGGCTAACTTAGCCCGACAGCCAGAGCCGCGCCAGCTTAAAATCAATGCGAAGCTAGTTCCATTTCTCACTAAACCTCAGTCGATAAAGATCGCCATCGGTGGTCGTGGATCCGGCAAGTCTCTAGGTTTTGGCGATATGCTGACCTTCAAGATGGAAAACGAGGGCTGTGACATTTACTGCCTTCGTGAGTTTCAGGACACCGTGCTCGATTCGGTGCACAAGGTATTCATCGGCTCGATCAACGAGCGTTTGATGCTTGATGGTTGGGACATACAGAAGACCACGATTGTCGCCCCAAATGGCGCTCGAACAACATACAAGGGCGCCAATAGAAACCCTGATGCCATGCAGTCCGCTCAGGACTACAAGTATTCATGGTTTGAGGAAGCTCATCGTGCCAGTCAGGACTCAATCGATAAATTACTACCGACGATCATTCGTAACCCAGGGGCGGAATGCTGGTTCAGTGCTAATCCACAATCGAGCGCAGATCCATTCTCAAAGCGTTTCATCGTGCCTTATCAGAAAGAACTGGAGCGAAATGGATTTTATGAGGACGAACTACATTATATCGTTGTGGTCAACTGGCGGGACAATCCGTGGTGGAACGAAGAACAGGAAGGATTACGGTCTTGGGATTACGCACATCTGACTCGAGCCAAGTATGACTGGATTTGGGAAGGGAAGTTCAATGACGATATCGAGAACGCCATTATCCCGGCCGAGTGGTTCGACGCCGCGATCGACGCGCATATCAAACTCGGTTTTGTGCCTAAAGGTGTCAAGGTGGTATCGCACGATCCATCGGACAAGGGACCAGACAACAAAGGACTGTGCTATCGGCACGGTAGCGTGATCCTGGACGTTCAGGAGAAGACTGGCTTAGATGTCAATGAGGGCTGTGATTGGGCGCTAGACTACGCTATCGACGTTCAGGCAGACGTGTACATATGGGATTGTGACGGTCTTGGTGCGGGATTGAGGAAACAAACTCTTGACGCGATCGCCGGTAAGAAGATGGATCATGTTGAATTCCGCGGTGGCAAGGGAGTGGACAACCCGAAGCAAATCTATCAGAAGGTCGATAGTCACCCGAATACCAAGGCGAAGAATAACGAAGAAACGTTCAAGAATAGGCGCGCTCAGTACTACTGGATGCTCAGAGACAGGTTTTACAAAGCGTATCTGGCGGTAGAGAAGGAACAGTACATCGATCCAGACGAGATGATCAGCCTATCCTCGAGCATCTCCAATATGTCTGCATTGCGGGCTGAAGTCTGTAGAATACCGAGAAGGCCGAACGGAGCTGGGTTGATTCAGATCATGAGTAAAGAAGAAATGGCACGTTTGAAGATTGCTTCGCCGAACCAAGCCGACTCAATGATGATGAGCCTGGCCACCCCTCCGCCCAACAAAGCCAACATGTCGCTAAAGTTCGCGTCGGTTTACGGGTAATGGTTTATGTTCGCGGAACGCTCGCAGAACGATTTTGGACGCGGGACGGCCTGCCGGATTCTGTTGAACGAATGTTGTTGGAAGGGGAACGAAAAACGGGGCCGGTGCATGGCTGACGAATTCGAAGACCACAAAGGCGTACTGCAGCTGCTACGTAAGGCGCAAGCTGTCGAGACAGACGTGCGTGATATTGTGCGTGAGGTTCACACCTTCCTCGATGACAAGGATGGGCAATGGGACGATCAGGCAACCAAGGCGTTCGCTGGCAGACCGCGCTATACCCTAGACAAATGCAACGACCTGGTTGACGACATAGCCGGTGCCATCGAGCAGTCTGACTTTGATATTCAAGTATTGCCGACCGGTGGTGATGCGACCAAGGACCTAGCCAAGACATACGATGGGATGATTCGCAACATCCAGAACCTATCGAACGCTTCCGATGTATATGACGCATCAACCCGCATGATGGTTCGCGCAGGCATGGATGGCTGGCGAGTCAATCAGCGATGGGGCGACAACAATACTTTTGACCAGGATCTCTACATCGACACGATCTCAGATTTCGTGGATCGGGTCTGGTTTGATCCTAAATCTGTGTTACAGACTCGTGAAGATGCGGGCTATTGTTTCGTCCTGACCGACATGATTAAACATGATTACGATAAGGAGTTCCCGGGAGGTAGTGGTCAATCAGTCACCATGGATAACGTAACTCAGTCTGACCGATCGCCCGAAACCGTGGTAGTAGGAGAGTTCCTTTATATAGTTAAAGTCGAGCGGCGCATTGTGGAGCTAGCCAATGGGGCCGTGTACGTCGATGATGAAAAGTACCAAAAGATCAAAGATGAATTAGCAGCGCAAGGTGCGGTCGAGAAGCGCGAGCGCATGCGAGAAGTGAACGAAGTCAAAACTCGAATCTTCGATGGCAGCGATTGGTTGACGGACGTTCAAGATACGGTTTTCGAATTGCTGCCTATTGTCCCGGAGTACGCTAACTGGTCGGTACGGCGAAAGGTCCCGAATTACTGGGGCATCGTGACCAAGAAGATGGACGCTCAACGTATTTACAACTACGTGGAGTCGAGAAAGGTAGAGGAAGGGGCGTTGGCCCCAATGGCCAAGATTTTAGTGACTAAGACCCAAATAGGCGGCAGTCAGAAAGCATGGGAACAGCTGAATGTATCCGCTGATCCGGTGCTTACATATGAACCCGACGAAAGTCCAGGTGTAGTGCCCCCGTACAAACTTGGCGGTGCTGAGATCAACCCCGGCCTTGAGGTCACTTCACAATCAATGTTACAAAACCTGCAGAGCACCGCGGGCATCGATCAACTCCCTGGCCAACCATTAGGTTTACAGTCTGGCCTTGCTGTAGAGCTCAAGCAGAACAGGGGAGACACGCGCAATTACAAATACACACGCTCCAAACAGATAGCCATTTGTCATACCGGAAAAATACTGATGAGGGCTATCCCCAAGGTTTACGACACCAAACGTCAGGTGCGCGTCATAAATGAGGATCAGTCGAACGAAATGGTCATGTTGAATGACACGATCATCGATGAGCAAACGGGCGAACCTGTAGAGGTAATCGACTTGTCCAAGGGCGTTTACGATGTGACCTGCAGTGTGTCCAAGTCGTACAAGAACCGCCAAAGTGAGACGGTCAACTCCATTATCGAAGTGGCGAGCATCGATCCATCGATCATTCAAGATGGCCGTGACGTGCTGTACAAGAGCCTGAACGCGCCTGGTTTTGATGTCTTGGCTGAGCGCGCCAGGCAGAAAATGGTCCTAAACGGTCAAATACCTGAAGAACAGCTGACCGATGACGAGGTAGAATTCCTAGCTAATCAGCCAAAACCGCCGCCAGACCCGATAGCCTTAGCGCTTGAACGGCAGGCGGATGTGGAAGATGACAAGATCCAGCTTGATGGTATGGAATTGGTACGTAAGGAGAAGGAAACCGATGCTAAGATCGCCAAGGATGAGCGGGCAGAGGACCGAGCATCATTGAAAGATGCGATGGAACAGGTCAAAATGGCAGCAGACGTGCTGAATAAGCAGGCCGACAGCTGGAATAAGATGCGCGAGGCGATGGGGCTTGACACCATTACCGGACCTGGCGGCTTGAAGACGTTCATTGATCAGAGCGTAGTAGTACAAGACGCCCAAGCGGAACAACAGTAA